GCAATCGATTCAACCAACGAACCGAATGTCAAAACATCTGGTTTCAGAACATTGTCTTTCAAACATTCGTCGAACAACAAGTCAATGAACGTCTCATGATCTGCATCTGGAGCATAGTTAGTTTTAATAAAGTCTCTCATATGATCCCATGTTGCATAGAATGCATACAGAAGATCCGTATTATTTGCGCCATCATCAACCCATGCACTACCATTCCAATAGTATATAGTTCCTGCGTACAAGTTGACATTTGCATCTGTCGATACAATATACGCATGGTTCTTCTTCAAAGTAACATTCGGGTCAGACTGTAGAGCATTACGTGCAGAGATATCTGCAACTGTACCCTTGAAGATCAATCCCTGTGTTTGTGGATTAAACACTGGGAATACGTGTTGACCTTTCTGATCGAACAACGACTGGGTAAATGTTCTTGTCGCCTTTGTAGATCCTTTCGCACCTGTATTCGGATTAGAAAATTTAACATCGTTAACAATTGTCTGAATCAGGTTACCAGCATCACGTCTTGTTAGATTAATATCAACAAACTTATACTCTGCGTTGACAAATCTTACAACATCATATTGCAAAGGACCACGGTTGCTAAGAAGAATACTTGCAGCATCACGGAATGGTTTCTGTACCCAACCATAATCTGGTTCATCTAGTTTCTGTAGTTCTTTCGTATCTTTATTTATCTGAGTTAGATAGAACATATTTGCAAGACCGATGACTTTTTCTGCTTCTGCAGATCCTGCAGTTTCAGACTTAATCTTCTGTCCATCATACTTACCAAGAACGATGTCTGCACAAATTCTACCAAGTTGACGATAAGATTTTGCAGTCGCTTCACGTTGATCTTCTGGAATACGGTATACTGAGTTCCAGAAGTAGAAGTCTGCATTCCAACGAGATGCACTGTTACCACCGTAGTTCAAGTCATAAGAGAATGCATCGATCAGATATCCTGTATCACGACGACACTTAGACTTGTTATAGTCAAGAACATTAAACTCAGTGTTAATGAAGTTGATCATATCATCCGCAAGTGGCTGCGCATTTTCATAGATCTCGTCATATGCATTTTGTAGATCAGAACTAATCCATGCAGTGTTTGGTTCTACTAGTGCAGGAATTGATGCAATAGAATCTTCACGGATCACTTCTTCAACAATACCGATCAAGTTCTCAACCTCTGTACCTTCAGTTGCAGTTGCAGCAGTACCTGAGAAGTCCTGTTTAGTAGATGTGATAGATGTGTTCTGAGTATCAGTTTCCTGAACAATATCTTTCATCAATAGTTTCATTGTACGATAAACATCTGCAGTCTGTCTGCGTGTATCTGCAGGAAGAACAGAAACACCGTTCTCGAAGTAGATCTGCGCAGAGATGCGAGATGCATAGTTTGTTTCGTACTGAACGTCATGTGACGCAGCATCCACCAAGAAGCCCATATCACGACGACACTTGTTGCGTGGGAATGACAATCCATCCCATTCACGTGACACATATTCAATGACTTGTGTCGCAAGTGTATCAGACGCATCTTGAATGACGACTCTTGCATCCAAGTAGTTCTGTGGAGTCCATGAAGTATCTGGTGCGATACGTGCAGGAATATTTGACTCATCAACATCGTCTACTGCATTTGCAATCATCATTGCAAGTTTCAACGCTTCACCTTTCAGTTCGTCACGTTCTGGATAAACTGCAGGTAGATAACGTTTATCTTGATGGATAAAGTTACCTTCAACTACTGTCATTGCATTTTCTAGTGCAGATACAAACGTATGTGTACCTGCATAGTTTGTCGCAGCACCAACGTTCATTGTGATTGTATCATCTGTCACCGCAGTGATCATCACTGGTTTGTTGTAGAAAGGATCGGTTGGACGTGGGTGTGAAATGTTCACGTCGACCCCACCCGCAGGTGCTACACCACATGAGAATGTGATGGAGTCTGGTGTGAACATGATACCCTGACCAACTTTCATCTTGTGTCCTGCAACAGTTGCAGTGAATACACCAGTTGATGGATCATATGTCGCATTCGTTGGTGTGTACTTGTTACCCATCTGGATAGTTGGTTTAACATCAGTACGTGTAAGTACTGTTTCGATTGTTTCACCAAGATGTGTAAATGCACGACGAGTTGGTTCACGTTGACCTAGTGGTAGAACATTGATTGCATTCTCGAAGTATGCAAGAGCATTCTTATGAGTTGCAGAGTTACCACCATATTGCATATCATGTGCAATACCGTCAATGATGTGACCCATGTCACGACGACACTTGACTTCATTATATGCAAGACCATTAAACTCATCTGCAATGTAATGATTAATCGCAGACTGCATTGTTGGTGTCTTCGTTTTTAGAAGTGTACCAGTTGTTGCATATTGACGTGCAGTTGGATCTGTTTCAGTTGGAAGATCGTCTAGTGTATCGTTTTCGATTGCATTCGCAACGATTTCCATTAGTTCTTCAACTCTACCACCTGTTGCGACATCTGCAGCAGTACCACTTGTTACCTGCGCAACAGAGTTACCCAATGATGGAGAGTTTGCAACATTTCTTACACAGTTATCCGCAAATTCTGCAAGTCTTTGGAAGACTTCTGCAGTTTGTGCACGTTGTCCTGCAGGTAGAACAGATGTTTGATTTTCTGTACCTTCAAAATACAATCTTGCATTAGAAATCGCAGCGCTGTTACCACCATGTTGAATGTCAAATGACACTGCATCAACTAGATAACCCACGTCACGTTCGCATTTCGCAACATCATACTGTAAAGATGGATATACCAATGTCAGATATGCAGTTGCTTCTGCTTGTAGGAACGCTTTGTTCGCTTGCAGATTGATTCTTGCATTCAACGCATTTGCATCTACCGCATTAGTTGTGTAGTCTGGGGTTTCAACTTTACGGATTGCCCACTCTTCTGCACGAACGAATGTGTGTGCACCAGTATAACCACCCGCATTACCAACATTAACTGTAATTGTTGTTGGAGTCACTGCAGTGATAGTCTGTGGTTTCTCGTATACATTAACATCAGAGATACGTGGATGTGAAATCTCAACAGTATCTAAAGTAGATGTATTCACGCATGAGAATGTAACTGACTCAGGTGCAAACATGATCTTATCATTGACTGCAAAGTCGTGTTCACCGATTGTGTATGTTGAAACACCAGTTGATGGATCGTATGTAGCGTCATAAGGAGTGTATCCTACTGACATCTGTTCCACGATTGTGTCGAACGCAGTCTTGACTACTTCTCTTGCATCATTGTCTGTCACTAGTTTTTCTAGTTCACGTTGAACGTAACGAATACCACCGACTTGTTCTGACAACTCTGACCAACGGATCTCTTGTGTTCCAGCAGTACCAGAACGATAAGACTGACCAGTCCAGATCGCATTGAAGTTAGAACCAGTGATCAAGTCACGACGAACTGCATCAATGATGTATCCTGTGTCACGATAACATTTGTCACCATTGTATGTGAAGTATTCGTCATTCAAGTATGCAACCACTTCTTCAATCAAGAAGTCACGGTTTGCATGGATCTGATCACGTGCGAATGTGCGCAGAGGTGTGTACTCAGGTTCGCCAGAGATCGCAGGGATGTTTTCATCTGTACGATCATCTACAACACCAGAGATGATTTCAATCAAATCTTCGATACGATTTGCAACAGTTGCAGAAGTCGCAGTACCAGACTTATCTTGTTTGATGATGTTTCCAGTAACGTGTTTGACTGCATCTGCATCTGCACTTACGAATGTATGAGATCCAGTGTAACCATTTGGAATTGTAAACCCTGTTACAGTGAATGTAGTTGCAGTTGTCTGAGTAACCTTGATTGGACGTTCGAACGCATAATCAGGTGTACCCGCACCACCCGCAGCACGAGGATGCGAAATGTTTGTTACTGCAAGTGTATCTGTGTTTGCACAAGAGAATGTGATTGACTCTTCTTCAAACCAGACATAATCACCAACTGTTAGATCGTGAGATCCGACTGTTACTTCCATTACACCATTGTTTGCATCGTACACAACATCAGTTGGGGTGAATGCGTCACCGAAGTGAGGAACAACAGTTGTTTCAAGTGATACTTTCTTCGCAGAATCTGCAAGATGATCAAACGCAGCCTTAGTTGCGTCATATTGATATTCTGGTAGTAGGTTAATAGAGTTGATGAAGTATGCTTTCGCAGCCTTCACTGTCGCTTCGTTACCACCGTACATCAGATCTTCAGATACCGCATCGATCAGATAACCACTATCACGAACACACTTAGACTTGACGAAACCAATACCGTTGTATGTTTCGTTGATGTATTCTGTGATTTCTGTCTGCAGTTTCTCTGTTAGACCGTTGATGATACCAGTCGCATCTTGGAATTCCTCTGCATAACCAGTTTCGCCTGGACCGAACTCAAATGGTGAGAATCTGTCTGCAGGGTTTTCCATTTCTGGACCACCCACACTATAAGACAATAGACCACCTTGATATCCATCGATACCACCAGATCCACCACGTACAACACCTTCACGTGCAGTAGATCCACCACCGACGATTGTACCCTTCGCAGCAGTCTGATAGAACTCAGTACCAATATCATTTGGTTCTACTGGTGCAGGATATACTGGTGCATCTTCACTGATCGCATCTGCAACGATGTTGATCAAGTCTTCTACACGTTGACCCATGAAGTCAGAGAAGTATTTCTTAACCGCACCTGCAGTCGCAGATACGAATGTGTGTTCTTCTTCATAACCGTTTGCGTCACCTACGTCTAGTGTAATTGTGTTCGCAGTCGATGCAAGAATCTTGATTGGTTTCTCGTATGCAGGATCTGTCGGACGAGGGTGTACTATATTTTGTACAGGATCGCCACAAGACAGTGTGATTGACTCTGGATCAAAGATGATGTAGTCACCAACTGAGAACGAGTGAGTTGCACCAAGATCGATGTTCATAATACCAGAAACTGGGTTGTAGTTTACATCAGTTGGTGTATACTCTACGTTAGTCCATGTTACAGGTGTTTCTGCGTTACCAGTAGTTGGTGTTACAGTTTCATTACGTGCAAGTTTCTTCGCTACATTTGCGATATGATTGAATGCATTCGCAGTGACTACTCTTTGATTTGCAGGTAGAATTGAAACTGCATTTTCAAAATAAATTCTTGCATTGTCGATAGACGCAATGTTTGAACCATGTTGGATGTCGAATGAACATGAATCTACTAGGTATCCAACATCTCTTTCACACTTAGTCGCAGTGTAGTTGTATTCTGGGTGGTTCAACGCAATCCATGCAGTAACTTCTGCTTGTAGGAATGCTTTGTTGGACTGAAGAATACCACGAGTGTTCAACGCATCGTTTGAAACGTATGAGTCACCGAAGTTGATTGTGTCTGCAGCACTTGTACCATTTGTGATGATATCGATGATTTCATCAAATGCATCATTAGAACGAGTACGTGCAGTACCAGTCAGTTTATCCGCAACTTCACCTTTCAACCATGTGAATGCACCAGTTGTTTGTGTCAACTGTTCTTCAATCACATTGTTTGCACCTATTGTACCAGAACGATACGCAAGTCCGTTGAAGATGGAGTTATAGTTTGAACCAGTTAGAACATCACGTTTAACCGCATCAAGGATATATCCAGTGTCTCTTTCACACTTCGCAGAATCGTAGATGAAGTAAGTATTTGCAAGATACCCAACAACCTCTTGTGCAAGGAAGTCACGGTTTTTCTGTAGTGTTTTGTATGCGTTTACTTCATCATCATTTGCAGTTAATACTGCAACCGCATTGTCTGCAGCACGGATGAATGTGTGAATACCACCCTGTCCAACACCAACTTGTACTTGGATTGTGTTGATGTCTGGAACAGCAGTGATAGACAGTGGTTTACGATACGGTTCGTCTGATGGACGAGGATGTGAGATCTCTTGTAGGTTGTTGTCCGAACCACAAGTAAATGTGAACGATCCAGGCATCAATTCTACACGATCACCCACTGAAAGTCCGTGGTTTGCGATAGTGATAGAGAACACACCAGTGCCAACATTGTAAGATGCGCCAGTTGGTGTCTTGAACTCTGCATATTGTGCAGGATCTGAGTAAACAATAACGTCATCACGGATACAGTCGTCGAGAGCGCTGACAAAGGTGTGCGCACCAGTGTAACCGCCAGCGTCCCCGACATTTACTGTAAATGTTGTTTCTGTTGCAGCTTTGATCTTGATCGGTTTCTTGTTGAACGGATCTGTCAAACGTGGGTGAGTGATTTCAATTGTATCACCACCTGAAGTATCGCAAGAGAATGTGATAGAGTTTTCTTTTAGTTCAATATACTGACCAACTTCCAAGTTATGAACACCTACTGTGACGACCATATCCCCAGTTGTTGGGTTATATGTTGCAGTAGTTGGAGTGTATGTGTTCTTACGGTTTTCGTTGTATACAGTTATTGCATTATCGTCTGCATTATAGAATGTATGTGTACCAGTATAACCGTTTGCATCGCCTGGGTTGACTGTAATTGTTGTCGCAGTAACCGCTTCAATCTCTAATGGAGACTTATATGCAGGGTCTGTACGTCTTGGGTGAGAAATGATGTCGTTGTTTGCACCACATTCGAAACGAATAGATCCTGGCGCAATCATAATCTTGTCATCAGTTGTCAAGTTATGGACACCAAGGGTGATTACCATTTCACCTGTAAGTGGGTTGTATGTTGCAGTCGTTGGAGTATATGGACGACCAGAACCCTTCATGATGTGAATGATTTCATCAAACGCAGCATTTGTTTTCTGTTGTACTGAACGATCATGCGCAAGCAACTTAACCGCATCACCTTGTGCAGATACAAATGTATGCGCACCAGTATATCCACCAGCATCACCACCATTAAATGTAATGGTTGTTGCAGTGACTGCAGTGATAGGGATTGGTTTATCGAACAATGGATCTGTTGTACGTGGATGAGAAATCTCAACCGTGTCCAATGATACAGAGTTTACACAAGAGTAAGTGATTGACTCAGGCGCAAGTTTAATTGCGTCACCAACTTCGATATCGTGATCACCAATTGTCAATACTGTTTCACCAGACAACGGATCATATGTTGACGCTGTAGGTGTGTATGTCTTGTCTACCTGTGAGTTCACCAAACCTTTTAGTTCAGATACTGCACCAACTGTTTCTGGTAGTTGATCACCAACAACTTCACTCGCAGTACCGAAGTAGTAACCTACACCAGTCTGTACAGAGTTGTAGTTTGTACCTAGAACCATGTCCTGTTGAACTGCAGGAAGAATATGTTTCTGAACATCACGTGCACACTTCTCACTGTCGTAGATGAAGTAATTCGCATCGATCCAACCCATCATGTAGTCTTGGATGTACTTCTTGTTAGACTGAAGTTGTTTACGTGCGTTTCTCTTATCTGCAGAGATTGCAGGCGAATCACTAAATGTGATACCTGTACCAATAACTTGTACAGAGTTTTCTAGTGTACGTTGATACGCATGTGCACCAGTGTAACCACCAGCGTCACCCGCATTGAAAGTGATTGTCTTAGGTGTGACAGAGTCAACCATCAACGCATTCTTATACCACTTGTCAGATGGACGTGGGTGTGAAATCTCAACAGTTTCTAGTGTTGCACCGTTTGCGCAAGAATATGTGATACCGCCTGGCGAGATTTCAATCAAATCACCCGCCATGATATCGTGGTTCTCGTCAAATGTAATGACTGTGACACCAGTTACAGGATCGTATGTAGATCCGATTGGTGTATAACAATTCTCTTCCAGTCTTACACAATCTGCATCTGCACTTACAAAGAAGTGAACCCCTTTGTATCCTGCTGCATTACCAACCTGAACTGTAATGGTTGTATCAGTAACTTCTAGGATTGGCAACCCTTTTTGTGCTGCAGGATCTGTTGCACGAGGATGTACGATTTCAGTTTTTGGATAACCCTGACCACATTCGAATGTGATAGAATCTGTTTCCAAAACAATTTTCTGATCTTCTACGAGACGGTGTGCACCAATTTCCAATGTCATCAGACCAGAAATTGGATCATACTCTGCATGAGTAGGAGTATATGTTGCACGTTTCTCTTCTAGTGCATTGATCACATTGTCAAATGCATCGTCTGCACGTTGTGAACCAAGGATAGAAGTAGAGTCGATGATCTCGTTTGTCTGTTCTTTCAGACGTTTGTACGCAGCGATTGTTTCATCACGTTGGTTATTAATAACTTTTGCAGCTGCATTCATGTAGTATGCATTACCTGCAGTGACAGAGTTATAGTTTGTATCCAACAACGCATCATGCGCAACTGCAGGTAGAATATATTCTACAGTATCACGACGACATGTTGCACTGTTGTATGCGAAGAACTCGTCGTTATCTTCGATCCAATCGATCAGTTCATCTTGAATAAACGAACGATTGTCTTGAAGTTGCTTTCTTGCAGCAGTATATGCAGCGCTAACTTCATCGTTTGCATTTTCTGTCCAAATGATGTCACTTGCATACTCTTCTCCATTTTCTAGAATGTTTAGAAGTTCATCGTAAGAAGTATTTGCACGTTCCAAGATCTCATTGTTTGCATTCGCAAAGAGTGTTTCGATCTTGTCTTGTAGGTAACGGTTTGCACCTAATGTCTCTGTCAACTGCTCGCCAGGCACAACATATGAGATTGGTGAACGGTAAGTAATACCACTCAAACGACCCCAGTAGTTTGAACCTGTCTGAATGTCTTGACCCAACTTATCAATGATGATACCAGAGTCACGATAACACTTCTCTGCATCATAACCTTGATATCCTAGACCACCACTTGACGTGTTAGATGTCAAGTAGTTAACCATGTCATCAATAATGTTATTTGCATTTTCAAGAAGTGTATCACCAAACTCAGTATTACCACCTGCAGTTGTTGGGATAGTTGTGGTTGCGTCTCTTGGTGCATAGAACTGGGTAGTACCTTTCGCCCTCATAGAGATGTCACCGAACTGTGTACCAGAGTTGTTGAGTGTAACCTGACCACCGTTCAATGCGTAGAACGCACAACGTGTAAAGATTGACAACGAACCAATACCGTTAACACCCGCACCATCACGTGCAACGTATCCGATACCGTTCTGTGTACGAGGCGTAAAACCGAATGTTAGGATATATGTGTAAAGTGAATCTGGGTCAAGTACTCGACGGTCAACAAGTACACAACCACCACCACGTCCCACAAGTGGGTTAGGGAAGTCGTCAATACCGATTGTTAGAATATTACCTGTACCACCAGACTCAGTGATGATTGTATCACCAACGTTGATTTCACCTTTTAGGTTACGAACGTAGATACGATCATCATCCGCAACGTCTTGATCCCAAGAAATGACACCACGTGCACCAGAACCGAAGTTAACTTCATCACCCTCTACGAAATCACCTGCGTGACCTGGCTCCATGAAGATCTCACGACCAAGGTCTGCAAGAGTACCCTTAGAGTTAAATGGTTGCAGTGGTGGTTCAACGTCTGCACGAAGGAAGTTAGACAACTGAGAACTGTCACGAATATATGGTGAACGTCTTAGTTTTGCGCCTGGACGATACGCAATCGCAAAACCGCCTTCTGGGAAGTCGAAGTTGTCAACCTTCCAGTTAGTGTAAGAGAAACCTTGTACGTAACAACCAGATCCAACTAGAATTGCGTTGTTGAATTCATAGCCAGGCAACGCTTCGATAACTGTTGCATACTGACCAGAAGTCGATGTCAATGAACAGTCATCTGGAAGTGCGACACCACCCTTGGTGTAGTATGTGCCTGGTCCACAAGAAATGTGAACCGCATTGTTCACATCGTTACGTGAGTAAACACCACCTGCTTTTTCAAGTGCAATTTCTGCAGCACGTTCTAGTGTACGAACTGGTTGAAGAACTGTGCCTGGGTTTCTGTCGTCACCAGAAGATGCTTCAACGTGGACTTTAAGTGCTTTCGCAGTTGTTCTTGAAATCTCATCAAAGAACTGGCGGTATGTAATCTTTTCTGTTTCACCAGTCTTAACATTCTTTAATGCGAAGTATGAGTCTTCGTCAATACGTGGTTCAAACGCATTGGTAAGATCCATATCAAAGTCTGCAAGTTCAGAACGATTGATACGTGCATCATTGATGTCTGCGTTTTCAACTAGACCACCAGAGAATGTGGATCTTTCGATCCCAGTATTCGCCATTGTGGACGCTTCGATAACTGCATTTTGCAGTTCGATGTCAGAAAGTGAACCAGTAAATGTTGAATTTGAAATTTCACCATCTTTGAACACACCCTTGTCGATAGTAGTGTTTGCAAAGACGTTGTTGTTACCAGTACCATTATTGAATGCAGATTCTTCAATAGTGATGTTGTTTGCAGTCGAATCAAAGATTTCCCCATCTGTGAAAGATGAGAATGTGATTGTAAGGTTATTTGCGGTTGAGTCAAAGATTTCACCATCAGTAAATGTTGAAGACGTAATGTCAACATTGTTGGCAGTTGAATCTAGAATCTCACCATTTGAGAATGTCGAATTTGTAATATCAACATTGTCTGCAGTACTATTTGAGATTTCACCATCTGTGAATGTAGAGAAAGTGATTTCTACATTGTTTGCAGTACTGTCTGTAATCTCGCCATTCGCAAAGGTAGAGTTAGTGATCGCAAGATTGTTCGCAGTAGAGTCAAAGATTTCACCGTTTGAGAATGTTGAATTCGCAATCGCTGAGTCGTTTACTGTACCGTTTGAAAAGTCTGTTGTTGTGATTTCTGATTGGTCAATTGTAGAGTTGATCAGGGTAACATTGTTACCAGTGACCGTTTCCATTGTACCATCATTGAATTCTGAATTTGTGATGATGGTGTTATTTACTGTACCATCATCGAAGGAAGAGTCGTCGATGTCTGCACGATTGATGTCTGTATCATTGACCGAACCACGATTGAATTCGTTGTCGTTCATCACGTTATCATTCATAACGTTGTTGAACATAGTGGTGCCACTGATCGAACCACCAGTAATAGTGATACGATCAAAGATCTCGTACTGAATCGCTTGTACTAGTTCTTTTCTGGTAATGTTCTTAGTACCGTCATCACCTTGTACTAGGTTAACGATGACAAAGAGGTCTTCCGTCCTAGTATTTGCGCCGGTAATCGAACCTAATTCAGAAATTTTTGACATTCTAGTCTACCTTACTAATATGTTTTCTTTTTATTTATTACAAAGACTATCATATCAAACTTGATTTCTTTCGAGACGTTCAACTTTATCGTTCAACTCTTTGATTGCTTGAATCAGTAGAGGAACGATGTTGTCGTAACGGACGCCAAGATGTCCTTCTTCGTCTACTGGGAAGGTTACGCCTGGCAGAACTCTTTCTACTTCTTGCGCAATGACACCAGAAACTCTATTTGCAGGACTATCATTTAGGTAATTAAATGTATAACCACCAATCTCTTCAACTTTATCAAGTGCGTTTTCGATAACTTCAATATTTTCTTTGAGACGAAGATCTGATGTAGTATACTTAGTAACAACGTCACCTTCGAAGAAACCGTCTCCACGAACAATAATGTCACCATCAAAGTCGATATTGCCGCCTGGACCAGAAAATGTTCCGCTGTACGTGATATTATTCGCAATTAAATCATCGCAAGTTACATCATTTGTAATTACCGCATTATTTCCTGCGTAATCATTTACGGATAAAGTGCCTGCAGGAGTCAAAGAAAACTTTCTGCCACCAACACCTGTGTCAATAATAAAGTTAGCGTTTGTAGAATCTTCCATACCAATATCCCAAGAGATATTAGTATCAGTGTAACGTGTTCTACCACCACCCGCACCAAATGTGAATGTAGCACACAATGCGTCTGATAATGCATTGTGTATTGTAGGCGAAGTGAATTCTACACTGCCACCGTTTGTTGCAGATTCAATTTCGTCTGTTGTGATGTCGCCAATGAAAGAAGATGCAGTAAAATTACCTACGAGGGTTGCGTTACCAGTCGTACTGTCACCACCAGCCGAGGCAGTCACCGCTTCTGAACGAATGATACCTGTTAATTCGTTTGTTTTATCAAACCAGTTTTGAAAGGTTTGAGTTACTACCAGATCAGCTATCGATGGTTTTGCCATTTTACTTATTTTCCAATTTAGTTATTCTCTCGCACATTGACGCAAGAGTTTCTCGAATTTCTTTAAAATCACGTTCAAGATTACTTACAGTTTGACGAAACTTTCTTTCTGCTTTATATTTATTAAGAGTTTGAGAATCGGTTGATAAAACTGCCCCCGATTCTTCGTGTCTTTGAAGATCATTCATCATGTCAACGCAATACCTCTATAATCCTTAACGATTGGCGCTTTATGAACATCTGGTGATAACAATTCAATACGAACTGCAAACTTTCTAAATGTTTTAAAAGTACCTGCACTACTAATATACTGATATACACCACTTCCATCTTTGTTCGCAGAAGCGATTCTATATCTATACTCACGGAAATCATCTAGATTTATAGATGATGCATATGTTTCAATACCTTCGAATAACTCTAATTCAACCCAAGGCACATTATTGAAATCTTGACTATCAAATGTGTTCTGTGCACGAATATATGTTTTGATCGTTGTACCCACTGGTCTATGTGCAGAAAGAATCAAGTTGAAATCTTCTGCGTCAAAGTCTTCTGCAAGTTCTACAGTCTTCGAAATGAAGTTTGCAGTATTGTCAGATGTATTCGTTATATCATATTTATAGGCTAATAGTTTAGTTGTTTCTAAGTCAACAAATGGTGAAGAAGTTGAGTTTCCACCATTCTCCATGTCAATAGTAACATTAAATACTAGACTTCCAGAAACGTTGTTAGATCTACTATAAAGAATGACACCTTCTTTATTAAAGTTATTGTTGTCATTGAACTTCATAGGCATAGAATAAGTTGTACCAACATTCGCAGGCGGAATAAATTGACCAGAGATTGTTGTTTTACTTACACTATCATTAACACGTTGGACAAATGGTTGTACATAACTTAGATTGATATTATCAACAGAAGAAATGTCTGCAGTCGAAGAAGTATCCACACCTTTGATTGTAGACGAAGTTGAGAATACACGACCAGATCTTGCAGTACTGTCTTCTAGATACATTTTGTCTGGTTCTGTAAGGTCATAATGTACGATCTTACCAGTAACAATTGGTGTACCTGCAGCATTTGTCCATGTGTCACTCGCAGGTTTGTTTGTAGTGATTGTATCTGCAGTAACTGCAGTCACTTCAAATACATCTAGATAATCAGTATTTGAAGTAAGGTTAACCTTGATAAAGTCACCAACTGCATATACTGTATCAAAGTTAGAACCATTTGTTCTTGTGATAACGTTATTTCCATTCGCCATACCAATAGTTTGTACACTACCCGCATCTTGGAATACTTGTTCGCCAACTTTAAACGTACCTGCGATATCTTCGATAGACAAAAACTCATGATCACGGTTTGTCAATGTGACAGAACCTGTTGACGCATTAAAGTCATGACGATATAGTCTGAACTTCAGATCTTCGTCTTGATAAGACTTCCATGCAGAGTTGTTTGTGGATGTAAATAGAACGCCATCACCCCAGTCTTGTACAACTGGTTTACCCTGTGTATTACCTGGCGACAAGTCATTACCACCGACTTTGGATGTGAACACCAAGTAGCCGGGATCGTTCGCATCTGGTTGAATAACAACTGCATATTCTTTTTCTACTTCAAGTAGAATAGGTGCATGGAAATCAACTGTAGTAACTGCAGACGCATCGTCTGAAATATTAACATCAGACGCATTCAAATGGACTGAAGAGAATGGGATTACTGCAGATGATGGATATCCGTTGACAACTTCACGTAACATGACTGTAACACCATTGACACCACCGCCACCTGTTAGTGTTGATGTTGCTTTACGTTTGAAGTACAAGTCAATCTTGGACGCCATGACCGAATTACTTCCACGACCCATACCCTTCTTGATGAAGAAAGTCTGTGCAAGTGGATCTCCATTACGATTATCATCTGGTGGAGGTGGTGGACGGAACGTTACAGATCTAGTCGATGTTGTTGTGGATGTATCGAACGTAGGCATACGTGTCGACAATCCTGCTTTTTCAACATTAAAGTTATACGCACGATAACGAAGTTGTGCACGAGATGTCGCTCCAGATGAAATATCATCGTAATTATCAACGTCAACAATATCAAGTGTACGTTCACCAACAAAGAATGTTTCTGCAGGAAGTTTAAACACTGCACGAAGAACACCATTATCATCTGTGTTTACTGCGTTTCCAAATCTACCCGCACGTTGAACTTTTGACGCTTCATCTGCGTTTGTGCCTGGCATAACATCATCATTCACGTCAACTCTATCAAAGAAGAAATAGTGCTGCGCATTTGGTCTCAAACCCGCAACGTAAATAGAAATATCACGTGGCGACATATATGGAGTGAACTGGAAGTTTGATACAAAGTCACCAACCTTCTTAGTTTCAGTACCTCGTGATTGTTCCAAAGATGCAAATGTATCAGTAAATGTTACTGTACCACCGTTCGCACGTGCACGACGAAGTTGCGCTTGAATCTCTGCAGTAAACTGGTTTGTTGAAATTTGCGCATCTGTCAGAGGAATGAACTTCTGTAATGCTTCTGCAAAATCAACAAATGGTTTTTCGAAATCAATTTCAACTGGGTTTGTTGTTGTGTCGTATGTCGCATCAAACTCAGGCGACAACTCACCACTACCTTTGTAGTTGTAGAAGTTAGACACACAGTTCCTGTATGTCGTTGCATACGGTTGATTAATAATTGATTCGTGTGCATTACGACTTAGTGTTGCAACTCTTGGTTCCTCTGTCGGACTCGGCGCAGGAAATGCGGTTGCACTAGTAGAAGTCAAGTATTTCATGTCGAGTGGGAAAGTAGTAACAGCAGGAGTCATTACCTTCTTATTGAAATGCACAGCAGCATTATACTTCGAATCTCTTGTGTTGGCAAGCGATGTATCGTTGAAAGGATCTACAATAAAACCATTTTTAAATCTTGACAAACCATTTTCATCAAGTATAGTTAAATTGTTAGTTTCTTGTTCCAACTGATTCAGGGATGTATAATAGACAAGTCTCTCGATTCTATCTTCCATACCTTGAATATCTTTCATCGTATAACGTTTCGTACCTTTTGGTTTCGCACGAACTGCATACTCTCTCTTACCTTGTTGAGACGCTTCCTTCGGTGAAAGAATAGGTGCGCCAGGCACAAAGATCTCTGAGATAACAAGTTGTTCTTCACCCAATAGAGGTGGTCTTGGTTCTCTTTCTTCCTCACCTTTGATGTAATTGAATTGTCCATAAGAGTCTACTGCAATAACATCATAACGAGGTAGATAATATTCGATGTCTGCAGACGCATATTGATTAGTTGCGGGTAATGTATAAGTTCCTGTAAATGTGGGCGCACCCGCATCGATAGTGTTCTGAATTGCAATCGACATGATAGGCGCAGTTGCGCCATCAGTTGCAGTAAAACTCATTGTCGATTCTTTATCACGTTGTGGTCTAAAGTCTAGACAGTCACGCAGATTGTATTTGTAGCCTGATTCTGAAACGTATACAGGGATCTCGTTTTCGTCAACACCTGTATAACTTGCAACACTATAGAAACTTTCCGCACCTACTGGTTTGGTAGTTTCAAATACTTTAATCTTAATTCTAAGTTGTTCGTTTGTAGGGCGTGGTCTTCCCTGAATATATTCGATATAAGAAAGATCATAGTAATGGTCTTTCTGGTTTTTGTTCAGACGGAAAGAGTTTTTATAGTCTGTACCTGTATTATCAGTAAGTTCTATGATCTCATATACATCTGGGAAACCCAGTGAGAACTTAGTACGTGTGGTTACGTGGTCAAGACGCAACCATGTTTCTCTTGCAACTTTAGAGAACACTCTTGCGTCGATTGCACGGTAGTCGTAGTAACAAATGACAGATACACCATCAGACACGACACCATTAGGCAGACTTACAGTCATCGTAGAACCTGCAAGTGCAGTAGAACTACCTGTAGGCGTGACTTTAGTACCAGTTGATGTTACCACCAAGAGGTTATTTTGAGTAAGATTGAAGTCAGTACCCGCACCTGTCTGCGTTGTAGTAATTGTAAATTCATTACTGTTTACAGTGTGTGTAGATTGACCTCTGATTGGCACGATCAAATCATCTTCTGGAATATCATAGAGGTAGTCCATACCAGTATCAAAGATCAACGCACGTTTATCTGCACCTTTCAACGTGGATCCTATAGAGATTTCACCAGAAGTCTCTCCATCAATTTTTGCAACGTCTGAGAAGTCTTTACCTGCGTTAAGATCCACGCCAAATAAGTATGCACGAGTTTCTGTTAGGTTGTGAACGAAACATTCACCGATTTTTGTGTTCGTTCCATCAAGAAGATCTTGTGGTGACGATAAATCGATATTGACATGTCCAGTAAACCCTGTTACATCTACGTAGTTACCGTAGTTGAAACTTACCGCTTCAGAAGTTTGAATCTCTGTATTAGTAGTTGGGGTGACTTCAAAAGCTTGTGTACCAACACTTTGTGCACGATAACCCTTGACATATGCAATGCCTGGATCTACTAATGCTTCTAGAAGATCTGTGTTCGCAGGATTTCTTTCAACTGTTACAGGAAAGTCTTCCAGAATATAGTTACCAGACTCTTCGTATGTGCGTCTTGCAGTAACATCACCAAGAACATTGTATTGAGAAATATCACGAATACGAACTGCGTTTCCGTTTTGATAACGAATTAACGAGAAGAAGGTTGAATCTTCCTCCGCCTCTGCTGCAGTAAGTTTTGTAAGAACAGGAACTAGTTTCAGTCTGTCTGCGCCTGGCGCATTCTCGTTGGTTGAACCGTTTGCGTTATCGTACAGACTATCATCTTGCAGATAAGAAATAAGAGTTTCGTTAATCTTAAAACCAACGGACGCATCTGCAGGTTCGTTCGAATACTTTTCAACAATGAGGATTTGTTCATCCGCATACAGAAAGTGACCCTTTTGAAAAAGAACACCTGGCCCTGATTGAATACCAAAAGAAGAACCTGTGGGAACCAAAGATTCTCTTGCAACGTTAATTGTATCGACACCTGTTTCAACTGGTGTTAATGGTTCGACTGTACCTGCTTTATATGTGTACTTGTCGATACGAAGTGTTTCACCAGCTTCGAATTCTTTTGTAGTTCCTGCAGTGTTTAGGTAACGAATGAAGAATGTGTTCAGGTTTGGTGGACGAGTTGTAAAACCTGCCTCTGCAGAAATCACCTGTGCACTTAGTCCTGTCGTACCACCCACAAGAACATATACAATATCAACTTCTGTCTCGACGCCACCAGCAGTATCTTTTGATGTTGTGCGTTCGCTGATATATTTTTCAGGATTAAAATAAGTTTGGTTAAGAACTGTTGATGCTTCACGGTTATTGACTTTTACGAATTTCAAGTCACTTAAATTTGTGAAAGTACAACCTTTAACAACACTACCTTCTTTAAAGATGTTGTCACCGAACTGTTCTACTTGGTTTTGCAAAGACGTTTGCAATTGTGTAAGTTCACGTGCCTGAACTGCGTAGCCAGGTTTGAACAACACACGATAGAACTGCTTTTCGATGTCAAAGTCATCGAAATATGGTGATACATTTAGATCTGTATTAATAGGCATTGTCTATCTTTTCCTTAAAATTCCATCACGAACTTAAATTCTTCTCGTGAGTTTTCTGTTCTCGGCAATGCAAAGAAATCTTCGTGAAAATAAATTCTACCGCTTCTCTGCACGTAAGTAGGTTCAACTACATTGTTTGCTACAGGTGTATTTATTCGAATGAACTGACCTGTCTCATTACGTAGGTTCAAGTTCAAGTCTAGTGAATTACTTGAATTTGCAGTATTCACATATGGACCCATGTATTCTGCAATGAACAACGTGTTGCTTGAGTAATCAATATCATGCACTTTTCCACGGAAAACAACTTCGTTATTTGAATTTAGTTGTTGAACAATACCATTGATTTCAGTCTTAGTATAGTCATCTGTAGTGACTGCAATTCTGTTGTCAAATACTGCGGGTAAGTCATCGCCAGTGATTAAATCGTTATTTGCATCTCTGAATTCAGGATTCTTAAACAATCCAATTGATGAATAAGTGTTATTTGCACCAATTAAAAGATTATCCTCTCCTGTTATATATGCATATATGCCAAAGTGATGACAATGAAATTCGTCAATCAAATCAAATCCATGACCATCAACTGGTGAAAGAATCGCACGTAGTTCTGCACGTGTGTCAGTCCTTGTTGGATCATTTGGTCTAAAATCATACAAAGGATCGACAACTCTTGCAACAACATTGTTGTAACCTTCACCTCGAGCGAGAAGAGTTGTAGTCTTGATCTGTCCTTTTGCATCTAAATTTGGAATTGCAGATGCACCAGATCCATCACCCTCAATCTTAATCTTTGGGAGAATTTGCCAACGTGCGTTCGATGACACACCTGCAGCTACTGGATCTCTGTCAACTCTAAATTCTATTTCACCAGTCGTGGTGTTGTATTTGTAGTACTCAATATCAAATAAGTTTGTTACTGCGTTATCTTGGTTTGTGACATAAAGAGTTTGTCCGTAATAGTAAAAGAAGATCTGACTAACGTTTTCTGTAATATCGGGTTTACCAAAGATTCTAGTATTTGAAAAAGGTGATTGTGTCAACGCACCTTGAACATTAGTATATCCAAAGTTATCATCTTGGTTTGTAACAAAGATGTCTGATATTTCACAACCACCAGTATTCGCAACAGGATCAACGACATGATCTTTAATTGGAATATAACCTAGTGAATTATATGCTTCGAACTCTAAGTCAGATAATTCATACATGTACTTCCAAAGATAACCGTCTGCAGTCTTGTAGATTTGATTCTCGGTATTCGCATTGAATGGCGGCGGCGACTGTACTTTTGCGTCTTCGTTATTAAACAAACACTTATATACTCTGTAGTCACCAGTGTCGTTGTTTGTCGGTCCAACTACTGCATAAAACTTTTGATCCTCTAAATCAATTGCATCGTCGTACTGAACATAGACTTGATCTCTTTGCCAAGGATAATACTTAATCATGAAATGAACATCATCGTTATATACTCTTTTACCAAAAAGAATATTTTCTTTGAAATCGTTTTCGGAAAAACGAGAATTCTCGGAGTCGAGACGATCAATTCCAGACGCCATGATATAAAATTCATTGGACTTAATGTCCTCAACGAACAATCTTGTGGTATCTGATTTGAATTTTGTTGTTAAAATTTCTGCCATGGTGTCTCTCTAATGTTCATTCTTTTCATATTTATGGTGTTAACCCACACGAATTTTTCTACGTGGATATGATTGTCTATTTGCATCTACACTAACATAATGTTTATTTTGTTTTGTGAGTGATGAAGAATAATTTTTAGTGTTATTAATCATATAACTTGGTACATGAATTTTTCTGTTAGTTGTACCATTTCCAAGATCACTTATATCAGATCCGCCATTCTGAAAATCATTTACTTTGATTCTATTTAATTCTGTAGTACTGTAAAGTTTATCAGATGCGATATTTCCTGCAGTTGGTGTGTTTGACCAATCAATCTTGTTCTCCGACTCCATCACTGGTTTACCAGTTCTTACAATAAGATCTTTCAACTGCGCATGTGTTGGATACTCTCCATAAGTATCGTAGAACCAGTCAACCATGACTGTCGCTGCACCCGCTGCAACTGGAGCGGCACAACTTGTTCCTGAGAAGTATCCCCACTTACCATCTGTGTAAGTAGATGATGGATTAGATGACCAAGTGTATGCACCACTCGCCCAGATATCAAGACAAGTACCACGTGTTGAGTAGTCATCTCCCATTGGGTTTACTGTTGAATGTTGTGCTGCACCTACGGTAATTACATTCTCTCCACCTTCTGCATACAATCTATATGGATAAATTGTTCCATTGGAACTTCTTGACGCTGCAGTAAACTCATATCTACCATCTGCATCCAAACCAATATCGACATATTCTTGTCCAGTTGTTACTGGAAAACTTGTATTCCAACGTGGCTGATCTGGTGATGCACCATGTGATGCGTTATTACCCGCAGATTTGAAGTGATAGATCGATCCATTTCCTGCATAACTTGAATACACATTATCAAGAGAAGTTGCACGACTAGATCCGTTACAAACAATCATCCAAGTATCAGTACTATCGTGCGGATTATTGATAACACGTGGAATCAATCCTGCGTTTACAAACGTGGTGAAGTCGTTTCCCCATCCACTACTTGGTGCGTTTTGAACTGTAATAGTTCCAACCATTGCACCATGAAACTCACAAATATAATAATATGTGCCTGCAGTGTTTGGTGTCCAAGAGATATTTGCAGTACCTTGTCCACTGGCGGCAGGAGTTGAAACCTGATTACCTGAACCAGTTGACTGATCTATCTTGAAGTACATTGGGTGACCACCCTGTGCATTGTTTGTCATTGAAATTGTATCTCCGACATACACAGTAATAGTTGGGTTATCACCTGAAACAGAACCACTTCTATCTGTACCACTTACTTGATATGCAGCAGAACCTGTTGCTGATGCAGTCAAACTTAAAGTTGTGGGACTTGTAGATGACGGTCTATTTGTAATATTTTGATTGCCTTGTTCATCATACCATGTTATACTAGTAATATCACTTATAGGATATGCAGCAGTAATATCAGTCCCAGCATATCCCCACGAACCTGTTGTGATAGTTGCATTGCGTCTACCAGTTGCAGGGTTGACTGGTTTGTTATTGTGCCAGTTCAACACTGCGTTGTATGCAGTAGTAACACCATCCGAAAGATAGATAACTCTCATACTTGATACTTTTGCAAACCCACATACAAGTCCCGCACACGTACTTAAAACACCAATAGCGTGACTCGAAAAATATTCTGTGTTATTAGTTATCTGCAAATTTCTTGCAGACGTAATAGAACCATGATTATCCCAATCCATTTTAACAAAACGTGAAACACCATCATCGTCTAAAAAGTCTGGATGATTATCATGTCCATCATTCGCCGCATCTGGTGTACCTGCTTCAATTGCAACGATATCTACATACTGTCCCGCATAGTTTTGTGTAATAACCTGGCCAGGAATGATTGCATCTTCGTTTTCAGGTGAAGATGTAAACCACCCGACAGGACCAGTGTTTGCAGTAACATCTTGGTCACTATGATAGTGGAAATGCGTAGATGCATAGTTTGCACCAGCAGTTGAGGTCGACGGCGTTGTTCTAGTACGCATCTCCTTCGTCATCGACCTTGTCGTAAAAGCATGTTCTACTACCTGTAGTTCTTCCTCTACAACTCTAATTCTTGGACATGCATCAGAATCAAGTGTTTGTGCTTGTTCTTCGGTCAACATGAGTGAAACGATACCATCAATCTCTGATAGTTCGTCGTCGATGTCCATACCCGCACATTCTTCCGCAAGAATCTGTTCCTGTAGAGATGGATCATCGAAACTGATTGTATATCTTTTTTTATCAGACATTTTACGCTTCTTCTAGTTTTAGACCAGTAAGTGTGACGGTTACGGTTCCTGCAGATCCTGAGTTATTTTTTACTGATACTGGAATAGTTGTTTCAGAACTATCGACAAATCCATATACTGCAGGAGTCATAACGAAAGTGTTTGCAGCACTAGTGATGAATTCTGCAACGACACCATCTCCCTCTACAGGATCAACGCCTTGATCACGTGATGCATCTGCAGTTCTTGATGCAGTGTC